AATACAGCAAAAAACGATTTTATGGAGGTCAAAAACTATGAGTAAGACAACTATGCACAATCCGATGAAGGTTATCACCGGTCCGAACACCCGCTGGTCCTACGCCAACGTGTGGGAGCCGAAGTCCATCAACGGAGGCACACCAAAGTACAGCGTGAGCCTCATCATCCCGAAGTCCGACACCGTGACGGTCGCCAAGATCAAGGCTGCCATTGATGCCGCCTACAAGGAGGGCGAGGCCAAGCTCAAGGGCAACAGCCGCAGCGTTCCTGCGCTCTCTGCGATCAAGACGCCTCTTCGTGACGGCGACGCGGAGCGCCCGGACGACGAAGCCTACCGCAACGCCTACTTCGTGAATGCGAACGCCACGACCGCTCCAGGCATCGTGGATGCGGATCTGAATCCGATCATGAGCCGCAGCGAGGTGTACTCCGGCGTGTACGGCAGAGCCAGCATCACCTTCTATGCATTCAACAGCTCCGGCAACCGCGGCATCGCCTGCGGGCTCAACAACCTGCAGAAGATCCGTGACGGCGAGCCGCTCGGCAGCAAGGCCAGCGCTGAATCCGACTTCGCTGACTTCGCAACCGACGACGACAGCGATTTTCTGAACTAAGGAGGTGCCACCATGAAGGACATTATGGAAATCATCCTCTACATCATCATGGCAGTCGGCGGCATCGCAGGAATCGGACTCCTGCTCTCCATGACGGTTCTCGCGATCCGCTCCGGCAAGGAGGAGCAGGCGCGTGAGGCTCGTCAGGAGGAGCGCGACAAGGAGTACCACGAGCGCCGCATGAAGGAGCTCGAAGCGCACCGCGACTGATCCAGCAAGACCATAAATGCAATGGCGGGCGGCAGGGACTTATCTCTCTGCCGCCTTATTCGTGAATTGAGGTGAAAAATGTGAAAACCATCAGCATAGACATTGAGACGTACAGCGATGTCGATCTGGGCAAATGCGGCGTCTACAAGTACTCGGAATCTCCGGCTTTCGAGATTCTCCTGTTCGGCTACAGCGTGGACGGCGGACCCGTGCAGGTCATCGACCTTGCATCCGGCGAAGACATCCCCGAAGACATTCTCGACGCACTTACAGATGAGACAGTCGTCAAGTGGGCGTTTAACGCTAACTTCGAGCGCGTCTGCCTGTCACGCTACCTGCGCGACCGGGGACGCAGCCTTGACCCGTTCCATGACAACCATCCACTGACATTGGGGCCCGCGCGGTTTCTGAATCCGGAGGGCTGGCGCTGTTCGATGGTCTGGGCGGCGACAATGGGACTCCCGCTCAGCCTGAAGGGCGTCGGCGCAGTCCTCAAGCTCGAGGACCAGAAGATGGATGAAGGCAAGGCGCTCATCCGCTACTTCTCCGTCCCCTGCGCACCCACCAAGGCGAACGGCGGCAGAACGCGCAACCTGCCCTCCGACGATCCCGGCAAATGGGAAACCTTCAAAAAGTACAACCAGCGCGACGTCGAGGTCGAGATGTCAATCCAGCGGAAGCTACGGAACTTCCCGGTGCCGGACTTCGTGTGGGACGAGTACCACATCGACCAGGAGATCAATGACCGCGGTGTGCGCATCGACATGGACCTTGTGGAGAAGGCCATTGATATGGACACCCGCTCCCGCGGCGAGCTCACCGAGAAGATGCAGAAGCTGACCAATCTCGACAATCCGAACAGCGTGCAGCAGATGAAGCAGTGGCTCTCCGACAACGGCATGGAGGTCGACAGCCTCGGAAAGAAGGCCGTCGCAGCGCTCCTCAAGACCGCGCCGCCGGAGCTGGCCGAGGTTCTGGAGCTTCGTCAGCAGCTCGCCAAATCATCCGTGAAGAAGTATCAGACGATGCAGCGGGCCGTGTGCGATGACAGCCGGGCTCGCGGCATGTTCATGTTCTACGGAGCAAACCGCACCGGGCGCTGGGCCGGACGGCTCATCCAGCTGCAGAACCTGCCGCAGAACCACCTGCCGGATCTGGATGCGGCGCGGGCTCTGGTGAAGTCCGGCGACTACGACGCGGTGAAGCTTCTCTATGAGGATGTGCCTGATACGCTCAGCCAGCTGATCCGCACTGCGTTCATTCCGCGTGACGGCTGCCGGTTCTATGTGGCGGACTTCTCCGCCATCGAAGCCCGCGTCATCGCATGGTACGCAGGCGAGCAGTGGAAATCCGACGCGTTCGCGAACGGCGAGGACATCTACTGCAGCACAGCAAGCCGCATGTTCCATAAGCCGGTCGTCAAGCACGGCGTCAACGGCGAGCTCCGCGCCAAGGGCAAGATCGCGGAACTGGCCTGTGGCTATGGTGGCTCGACCGGAGCGTTGAAGGCGATGGGCGCACTGGAGATGGGGCTCACGGAGGATGAGCTTCCGGACATTGTCTCCTCGTGGCGGGATGCAAACCAGCAGATCGTGAAATTCTGGTGGGATGTCGACAAGGCCGTCATGGCCGCCGTCAAGAACCACAAGACCACCCGGCTCGGAAAGCTCGTGTTCTTCTGGCAGGCGGGCATGCTGTTCATCACCCTGCCGTCCGGTCGGAACCTTGCTTATGTGAAGCCGAAGGTCGGCATGAACCGTTTCGGAGGCGAGTGCATCACCTATGAGGGCGTGGGCGGCACGAAGAAATGGGAGCGCCTCGAATCATACGGCCCGAAGTTCGTGGAGAACATCGTGCAGGCCACCAGCCGCGACATCCTGTGCAACAGCATGAAGACGCTCCGCTGCTGCGCTATCTGTATGCATATCCATGACGAACTTGTCATTGAAGCCGATCCGCGCGTCTCGCTTGACGTCCTGTGTGAGCAGATGGGCCGCGTCCCTTCGTGGGCGGATGGTCTGGTGCTTCGCGCGGACGGGTATGTCTGCGATTTCTATAAGAAAGATTAACCGGTTTTCGTCAAAAGCGGTCCGTCTCCTCCAGTGGAAAGTGAGGCGGGCCGCTTTCTTGTTTGTCCGCCTGACTTTTTGAAAGGAGGATACCGGTTTGGATTACAGAAACTTTGAGGGCTATCCGGACCCGACATGCTGCGAGGCCTTAAGCCTCATCGAAATGGAGGAACGCAAGGCGCTCCGTGCGTTCCGGCCCATCATCTACGTCTGCTCACCGTACGCGGGAGACATCAAACACAACGTGGAGGCCGCACGCCGCTACTGCCGGTTCGCAGTCGAACAGGGCTATATCCCGATTGCACCGCATCTGCTGTTTCCGCAGTTCCTTGACGACACCGATCCGACTGAGCGTGAGCTCGGCTTGTTCTTCGGCAATGCGCTGATGAGCAAGTGCACGGAGGTATGGGTGTTCGGAAGCCATATTTCACGCGGCATGGCTGCGGAGATCCGGCGAGCCAGATGGAAAGGCCATCGTCTCCGCTATTTCACGGAGGATCTGAAGGAGGTGTACGACTGATGTTCACCATCTACACGTCCGACGCCTACCAGCAGGAATCCAACTGCACCTACCCGCACCCGATCCAGGTCACCGACGAGGCGAGCTTCCGAAAAGCCGTCTCGCATGACCACGTGTGCGCCAAGTACAGGAACAACTACCGCGGCAACGAGAACTTCATCTCATCGGACTGCCTGCCGGTCGACTGCGACAACGACCACTCCGAGAACCCTGCCGACTGGAAGACGCCTGCGGATATCGAGGCGGCGCTGCCCGGCGTGTTCTTCGCCGTCCACTACAGCCGCCACAACAACCGTCCCAAGGACGGGAAATCCGCAAGGCCGCGCTTCCATATCTTCTTCCAGATCGACCCGATCACGAACTACGAGGCGTATGCCGCATTGAAGCAGCTCCTGCACGACATATTCCCGTATCTCGACGGGAATGCACTCGACGCTGCACGCTTCCTCTACGGGACGAGGAACCCGGAGGTCGAGTTCCATCCGGGAGGCAAGACGCTCACGGACTTCCTGTTCGGCGACGAGTTCGACAGGGACATGCCGGGCGGATATGAGAAGCAGTCCACGATTCCGGAGGGCAGCCGGAACAACACGATGTTCCACTGGGCAGTACGCTCCATGAAACGCTATGGCGATTCAGAGGAATCCAAG